CCGAATCAATGAATGTTTCTGTTTTTGTATAATAAATCTCGTGCTGGGAAAGCACTGACTCCACCTGTTCTTCCAATTCCGGCTGCTTTTTGTCTGTGTACAGCTCAATGTCCAGCTGTTTGCAACTGAAATATGCCAAATTGTCTGCCGAAAACGTATTCTCTCCAGGAGATAAGAACAGCAAAAAAGGCGGTGCAGGGCTTTCGCCCTCGGCAAAATGATGGTAGGCGAAAGGCAGTCCTATTTCTTCCATCATTTCTGCGATCTGTTCGTAGGTCATGACAAAGCCTCCTCAATTAAATGTTCCAGCAACTGTACACCGTTTTCTTCCGCAGGAGCAATGTGCGGTTTGCCGGATACCCGACCACCGCCACGCTTGGCGTGACCTTTCTCCAAAAGATGTGCCAATCTGTAATGGTCTTTGGAATGTACCGTCATTTTCAGAGTATGGCTATTCTCTGAGGTTTTTGTAGCTTTCCAGCTTTTACCGTAAGCACCTGTATCTTTCGGCGCATTGGCGGAAATCTCTTTTTTCACAGAGGTTGCTGTCTTTTTGACCGCTTCTTTCATGGAATCGTTGGCAAGGCTGACGTATTCCTGCAATCCTGCCATGATGTCATCAGCAAGGCTGTCAATTGTACTCATCCGTGCATCCCGCCTTTCTCACTTCACATACAAGGGTGATGTAGCTGTTGTGAAGATAATCACGTTGCACGGATTTGATGTTGTAGGTAAGACCTCTAAACAGAATCCTATGCGTAGTCGAATTCAGCGACAGAATGAAAAGGCTCTGCCTGACCACGAATGACACGGACTGTATTTCTCTGGTGACTCCCGTATTCACTTGTTCGGCAGAGCTTTTCACGCTGACTTTCGCCCAGCAGGAGAAAACCTCGTCCCACTTGGAAGTATGGTTTCCGATTTCATCTACCACGGTGCGATGCTCCAGAATGGCGATACGCTGATTCAGTTTATCAAAATCCATTACACCACACCCTCTCGCTGTGCAAACAGAATGGAACGCAGGCTCATGGTTAAGGCGTGGTAGTCTGGTTTGGAGCGATTCTCGTATAAATATCCGAGAGCGAATAATACCGCTGTTCTCGTCACATCTTCAAAACAAGTGAATTTTTCCTCATCCATTCTGCCCACGTCCTTGACCAGTGATTTTGCCGTATCGAGCAGTTGGAGGATGAGCTTGTCATCCTCCTCATGGTCGACACGAAGATAATTTTTGGCTTCGTTCAGGGTAATCATGCTATCACGCCTTTTTGATTGTAAGAGTCTTTACGGCCTCGGGCAGAATCAGCTTGCCGTCCACACGCTGAGAAGCAAGGAAGCCGACCTGTCCGTTCATAGCGAAAAGCTCATTCAGACGCTTAAGAGAACGTCCCTGTCTGTCAGCCACCCAGTAATAACTAAAGTCGCCAAACGCCATGCACTTATTGCCAGCCTTGATTTCCGGCACATAGCTGGATGTCTTGTAAGGACGATTGAGAATGGTATCTGGTACACCAGCCTGCACAGACGGATTCCAGATGTAGTTACCTGTGTTGTCCTTCAGCTTGCGAAGTGCCTTCACAGTGGAATCATTGAGCACCCACACTGCCTTTTTGCGGTACGGACTTCTGAGGGAGTAGAAAAGCTCCATCACATCATCAAATGTAATGCTTGCACCTGTAGTGGAAGTGCCGTCTTCTGCACCGCCTGTAGCATTAAAAATGCCGGTCGGTTTTCCCTTGCCGTCACCAACAAAGAACGCCTCTTCTTCCTTTGCACCGATTCTTCTTGCAAACTCCTTTGCGATGTAGGATGGCAGGTCAAATACAGAATCATTGAGAAGTTCTTCGGAAATTTTGATCGCTGTTCCCAGCTTGTATGCGGAAAGCGATGCCTGTCCGAACGTATCATCAGAAAGAGAATACTGCTGTTCTTCGTCCATCCAGACAGCCTCGCCCTTGGAAGTCACAATCGGAATCTTGCGGTCGCCGTTGGAAGTTTTGATGACCGTTGCCATCTGGCGGAAAATGCTCTCTTCCTCTAATGCTTCCACCAGTTTTCGTTCGTGAGGTAGCAGTGTGCCGCCTTATCATCTTTCGATGACAGGTTTGCACAAAGCCCCTCCCAAACCGTGCTTACACCTCTCGATGTACACGGCTTTCCATTCATTATTGACATGTCATTTATTTTGTTCCCTGTGAATCTTTTTGAAGCATTTCGGGCAAACAATCAACGTTTTACGTCTCATGTGAAGCATTTTCTTGCCCCATTCCGTAGTGCTTTTCAGATTCTTCATTTTACCTGCATGATAAATACAGCAGGAATCACTATTATCACCACACAGCTCACATACCCCTGCACTTAGCCGTACATATTGCGACAGCTTTTTCGTGTCAAAGGATTTGTATTGCCATGGGTCTCTGTCGGACATCAATTTACCGGCTTTGCAGTCAGCTAACGAGACGAGTTTTGCATAATTGATACCGCCTTTAACTTCATGGGGAATAGCCCATTTGCCATCATGACGATATTTTTGGATGATTTTTCTCGTTGTGCTGTTGCTTTTGCTTGCAAGCGTCTTTAGACAGCTATATTCCATAAGATAACGGAAATAATTCAGCTTATCATAATTCGCTGCTAAGCAGTAATAATTGCAAATGCCACGGATTTGTGCATTATACCTGTTCACAATATCCACTTCCGAAAGATGTCTTAATCTTGGAACGCAAACCGCCCAGATTTCTCCGTTTGGTTTTTGTTCTATGATGTCGTTTTTGAACAGGAACTGCATGATCTTATCTTCGAGAGGTACAGTTAATTCTACAGAGTTATTCAGCGTTCTTTGTTTAACACCGTTTGCCTTTTTCTTTATCTTCTGGCTTCGGCGTACCGCAACGTCATAACCAAGGAAACGTACTCGTTCAGCACTGTGTGTGATCTTTGTTTTCTCAGCACTCAACTCTAAATGGTACTGCGTTGATAGAAATTCTCTCAGAATCTCTTTAATTTCTTCACAGTCTTCTCTGCTTCCGCTGATTCCAATTAGAAAATCATCAGCATATCGGCAGTATACAAGCTTTTTATCGTCGGACATTCTTGCGGGCGTTTTCAATTTTTGATTGCACACCGCTTTATATTCCTTGATTGCAAGCTCACGTTCCTCACCTTTTACCCTGTCAATCTTCTTTTGAAGTGTCTGCCTTCTTTTCGCTAAATGAAGATATTCCGGTGTCTGGTGTCGTGTAGACTGCTTATCGAACTTTTCCTTGAGTTTCATGACTTTCCGGTCAAGCTCATGCAGGTATATATTTGCCAGAATAGGGGAAATGATTCCGCCCTGTGGTGTACCGGAGATTGTGGTATGATATTGAAAATCTTCCACATAACCTGCTTTCAGGAAAGCTCTGATAATATTGATAAATCTGCTGTCCTTGATTTTGACTTCTAACGTTTTAATAAGCACTGCGTGGTCTATATTGTCAAAGCAACCCTTGATGTCGCCTTCTATGAACCATTTTACAGAACGAAAATTTGTCTTTATCTGGTCGAGAGCTGTATGACAACTTCTCTCCGGTCTGAAACCATGTGACTGGTCATAAAATAACGGTTCATAGATTGCTTCCAGAAACATTCTAACCGCCTCTTGCAGAAGTTTATCTCGAAATGACGGAATACCCAGTGGGCGCATTTTTCCGTTCTGTTTCTTGATATATTCTCTGCGCACAGGCTTCGGTTTGTACTTTCCTGACCTCAATTCTTCAATCAGTTCATGCACATATTCAGCACTAAAACCGTCAGCAGTGTCGTTGTCACTTCCGGGAGTCATTGCTCCACTGTTTGCATATAATTTCTGGTAAGCTGCAAAATAAATGTCCTCTCTCAGAAGGTAGCGAAAGAGTCT